GCCTTCTTACGTTTAACCTGTTGTAGTTGAGTCTGAAGATTTACGTACTGGTTATAACTCATTCGCTAATCTCCTTCATTGAATTAACGAACCTGAGGAATTTATGCAGGTCCTCGGTTTGTGGTGAGTCTTTTCCACCGAAAACTGCCAGGAATTTAGACATGTTACCTGTCATCGATTCGTGATCAGTTACTGTGTCAATCCAATCAATTGCTTTTGCCATCGCTGCTCTAGCATTAGTTAGCTCCTGCACTACTAATTGCCATTGCCTCTTAAGGTCGGCTTCTTTAAGTCCCTCTTGCTGAGCAATTACAAACAGCTGTCCAAACAGCAGTGGAACTCTATTAACTGCTTTCTCGTCTAGCTGTTTCCAAACCCGGCGCTCGTCAATTAATTGATCTGCCTTTAACATGAAAAAGCTAATGGGGAAAACTGTCCCATCATTAGCCTTCACGTGAGGCAATTGATTAATGTTTGTCTTTCGATAAAACTTCTTCTTATTGACTGTCTTGTAAAAGACAATCTGGTGTTTCTTCTCCAATTTCTGAAGAGCTCGATACAGAGGCCAGTAATCCGTAGTTGGGAAGGCTTGCTGAATCTCACTCATAGAGAAAGGAATAACTTCATCCATTACATTGAGAATTCGTTCGTCTAATGGTTCACGATCTCCCAAAGCAAAGTCTACTGCTTGTTCTGTCATTATTTAATAACCCTTCAGTTGCAGAGATACTCAGCGCTAGACTGTTGCAGAGTTCCGAAGAGAGCTCCTCATTGTGCAGAGATAGCTGCTGTAGTACGCAAGGATTGCAGAGATGGGAGCGTAGGTCAAGGTGCATAGATAATGCTTATAGAGGGAATATCTCAGTTGCACACTGGATTCTTGGAGAAGCGCAAAAGATGCAATAATAGCCTTTGACGTGCTGAATCTTGAACGCATAGATAAGCAAGACTTGCAAGGGCCCTGAGTATTGAGTGGGCCGTACTAAGGAGGCCCACTCAGGGGCATACAAAGTTTGCAGTTTATAATTGATTCCAGTGCTGAGATAATTGTACTAATTTCTAGGGCTGCACACTATTGAATTGTCAAGAATAACCTTATGCTGACGCTTTAATTGGCTACTTATTCACCAATAGCTCGACCGCATGCATCAATTGTAGCACAACCGATGGTACACGTCAATGTATAATATTATAGACAGACTAATGGAATAGCAACTCGACTGATGGAAGTTTATCCACTCGTTTTTCCAGCGAATTTCAGACAAAAAGAAAAGCCCTAGCTTAATAGCTAGGGCTTAGTCTTACTTCTTAAGATTGAGGATCAAACGCTTATTGTTCTTATCAATGAATCGACCACAACTACAGGCGCGTGATCCATCTTTGAAATGAACAATAGTACGGGTCTGTCCTTCTCGCTCACCACAGAAAAGAGAGTCTTCAATAACACGAATGTCTGAGAGTAGAATCATTGTCTTTGTCCTTTGCTGTGTAAGTTTTGTTAACACAACAGTGTGCGCTCCTGTAGCTAATTACTTAGTAACTCGGATAAAGTAGGACTTGTCCTTGAGCGAGTAGTTAAAGGTGGTCTGCTCAGGAAGAACGTTCCAATCCTTAACATCACCGTTCTGCCCAAACCAAGCCTCGTGCAAGTCACTAGCACCAATAGTCTCGCCGGTTTCCTTCTTCAGCCACTGAGTCAGAACACTAAAGGTAGACTTACCATCCTTCTCGACCTTAGTGTAAGACTGGCCATTATCAGTGCTAACTGCAATCTCACTAACACGCGGCCGGGAAGATCCTTCGCCCTGCCCAGACTTAGCACCAGAAGCACTACGCTTAGCCTTAGGAAGCTCACCTACATAATCGTAGATGTTAAGCTCAGGGTGATTAGATCCGACCTCCATAGTAAACATGCTATCGAGAGTCTTCACGTTACTTACGAGGTTCTTGTACTCCTCTTCGGCAGCCTTGATTTCCTCATCAGAAGGAATAGCAAGAGTAGGCTTAACCTTAGCCTCGATCTCCTTTTGCCAATTGAGAATAGCCTCATTAGCCTTCTCAATACGCGCAAGAGCCTGCTTAACCTCAGGATCCTCAGACTGCTTAATAGCCTCACTAAGCAACTCGCCAATGTTTCCGGCCGCATTAACCTTAGCGGCAACACCCTTAAGCTTATCGACCAAAACCTGAGCCTTGGTAACAACCAGACTGACCATAGGCGCATCAGTAAAAGAGTCCAGCTCCGGAATAACCTTGCTCGGCTTAACCTCAGCCTCAGGCGCAACAACAGTTTCAGTAGACATAACAATCCCCTTAATGGATAGATAAATGAAAGCGCGTTTGTTTGCTGAAGGAGCGCACACTATTGAATTGACAAGACCTGCCATGTGGTTAGGGATAGCTCAGGCTAGGCGCCCGACCCCTTCCCTCCCAACACCTCTATTAGATCATGGCTCATGGGTGGTACACAACCCCTACGCCTAATCTTTTTCCATAACTTTGAGTTAACTCGAATTACCCAGCGTCACCAAGGACTGTTACATAATCGTTATCATGTTGTCTGGCTTTTTGGGTCCCATTCCACTAGCTTTTCCCCTATTTGCTTTACAAATTTTTAGAAAAATCAGACCAATTTCCTAGAATTGTCTTTGATGCCACCAACTTGGAAGGTGTCCAGATTTAATTAGTGTGTTCTCTAGAGTCTCTAACATGAATTGCTGGATAGTCAGTTGCTTTTCTTTAGCAGCCTCCTGTAGCCCCTGAATAATCCTTTCATCCTTTAGCGTCCATTCAAATTTAATTCTAGCGGCTGTCGCTTCTTTTAACTTGACATTAGTAGTGTTATGTGTACCATTAGGGGTATGAAGACTATCCTTGTCCATCCGTGGGCCTCCTATCGTCGGTCAGCTGGTTATACTCAGCTGCAAGTTGCACGCATTATGTGTGTTTCAAGACACTACTATATTCGATTAGAACAGGGACTATTTAACCTACCACCACCTGGGGTGTGCGACCGCCTGGGGAAATTATTTAAGGTGGAGACTAAAGACATGCTGCAGAGTTACTTAGATTACCAAAAGAACACTAGATTAGCCTTCGGTAAAAATTACGAGAACTTCGACTTACTTTACAATTACAAGGGAGAAACGCACCCACTAGTTTTCTGGCGGGAACAACAGGACTTAAGTAGGATTGGATTATGTAAGGGGTTATGCTTACACCAGGACTTAGTCAGAAATTACGAGAACAACAAGCAGAGGCACCCACCTCAGGAATTATATACTGCATGTGACTTGATTGGTTGGGATATCCTGGCCTTAACAGGCGCTGTGGAATCTTGGAGGGTTAGATGGCACTAACTGAAATTGAACGTAGAATAGTCGCAACTATTGAAGAAAGATGGATGAGACATGCGAGCATTCCCAGTCCCAGAGAAATTGCAGAAGCATTTGGACTCCCGGAAAAGAAGGCAAGTGAACTTCTTATGGGAGATGCAATTATCGGGGCACTCAAGTCCCGAGGAATACCTACGACTAATGCAAATGGTCTTAACCCAGAACAAGTAACAGCTATTAACACTGTTGTAAATCCAATGGATACTAGGTCACGTAGGAAGAAGCTACAGGACCTGGGAGTAAGTGCTCAGCAATGGGCAGGTTGGATGAAGCAGCCTAAGTTTAAAGAATACTATGCAGACTTATCTAGGAAGCTCTTAGAAGAAGCAATTCCTGAAGCTCACATGGCACTAGTAGATAACGTACTACGTGGAGACTTAGGAAGCATTAAATATCTCAATGAGATGACTGGAGAGTATAGAGGCACTGAGCAGCAAATTAATCCTGCAGAGCTAGTTCAAAAGGTTATTGAAGTAATTCAGGTCCACGTAAAAGATCCAGAAACACTATTAGCTATCTCCCAAGATCTTTTGGGGCTTGCATCTCCTGGTAGAGTTAATGTCAACACAGTCCCTGGTGAAATTATTTCTCCGGCCCCTGTAGCTCCGTCTTCTACTATACTGGAGATGTTCTAATGTCCCAAACTACCACACCTAGATTAGGTCTTATCAAGAACACACCTGGCACTAATGAACAGGTTAACATTGGTGAGATCAACTCTGGATTTGATGCTATTGACGCTAGTTTTATCCCTGCTTGTAAGATTCGTTCTACTATTGTACAAACACTTACTTCTAGTGCTTCTCCTACAGCTGTTAACTTTGACACCACTAGTTATGACACGACTGTAGCTACTCCTTTAGGTGCTATGGCAGATCTAGCTAATGAGCGGATGATTTGTAGGTTTGATGGACTCTACACTATTGTTCTCTCTCTTATCTATGCAGCTAACGCTACAGGTGCTCGTGTAGGTAACATTGTAATTAATGGATCAACTGTTAAGCGATTCTCTATGTCTCCTAGCTCTGGTAACAACACGAGTATTTTAGTTACAGATGACATTCCATTAGTTGCAGGTGATCTCATTTCTGCTAGTTGTCTGCAGACTTCTGGAGGTAACTTGGACTTACTTAACCAAGCTAGTTCAGGAGATCCTGATGGAGTTATGCTTCTAGCTCGTTGGAATGGAAAGCACCCATGACAATTAATGATCCTAGAGATAGTCCTGAGTATCAAGTTGGTGGAGACAAGTTCAAAGGTAAGTATGAGAATACTGGTACTGATGTACCACCTCAGGTAGTCAAGGATTTCCATAAGAGAGCTGATACTGACTCTAGCGCTCAAGCTATTCACCACACTTTAGGTATGAAGGCTGGACAAGCTTCTCCTGGTGATCATAGACATGATGGAGCTAGTTCAATTAAGATCCTTAAGGGAACTACTATTACAGGTTCTAGATCAGGTGGCTCTGCTTTAGTGAGTATTATTGATGCTCTTGAAAAACTCGGAGCTACTGACTCGACTACGGCTTAATTATGCCTAAGCAAACTAAGCAACTACAGTTCCCCAACATTGGTGAGATGTTTCGCACTATGGGGGAATCTGTTAAGAAGCAAGCAATTACGCCTAACATGCACGGTTATGTGCCGCATGACAAGCAAGTTGCTTTCCATTCGGCGCCCGCTAGAAATAGGCTTTACATTGGTGGTAACCGTTCCGGTAAGACTACTGGTGGAATTCTCGAAGATTTAATGTGGTTAACAGGTAAGCATGAATACAGAAGAATTCCTGAAGGTGGAGTTCGTGGACGTATTGTAGCTGTTGACTTTATTAATGGTATTGAGAAGATCATCTGGCCTGAGATTAAACGTTGGACTCCTATGTCTGCCCTACGTGGTGGGACTTGGACGGATGCTTATGATTCTCTCGAAAGAACCCTCAATTTTGAGAATGGTTCGTTTGTTGAATTCATGTCCTATGACCAGAAGTTGGACAAGTTCGCCGGTACTAGTCGTCACTTTGTACATTTTGACGAGGAGCCGCCTCAAGATATTTTTACTGAATGTCTTCTTCGTCTTCTTGATACTGAAGGCTCTTGGTGGATGACTCTTACCCCAGTCCAGGGTATGTTATGGATGTATGACGAGATTTATATGAAAGGTAAGATGGATCCTATAGGTAGCGATATCTCAGTTATTGAGGTAGAGACCTATGAGAACCCTTACCTAAAAGAAACTGAGATTAAGAAGTTAGAGGTTGCTCTTAAGGACGAGGCAGACGCTCGTATTAGGGGTAAGTTTATTAGGCGTGGTGGACTTGTCTACAGTACCTTTGATCCTCAAATTCACATAATTGATCCTATTAAAGACATTCCTGAGCACTGGGAAATTTATGCATCTGGGGACCACGGATTTAACAATCCTACTTCTTGGCACTGGCATGGAGTGGATAGTGATGGTAACGTGGTTACTTTTGCTGAGCACTATGAAAGAGAAATGGTCGTTCAAGACCATGCAACAAGAATTAAACAGATTAATAAAATTATTGGTCGTGATCCAGGTATGTACATTGGTGATCCTGCTATGTCTCAACGTAATGGAATCACTGGAAGCACAGTTCAATCAGAGTATGCACTTCATGGTATCTATATTAATCCTGCTAACAATGAAATCCTAAGTGGAATTAACAAGATTAATAGCTACTTGCAGTTAAACTCAGCAGGTAAGCCTAGGTGGACTATTACTAGGAACTGTGCTAATGCAATCTGGGAGATCCAGCGTTATCGTTGGAAGACTTGGGCTAGTAAGCAGACAGAGCGTGAGAATAACAAGTACGACATCCCTCATAAGAAGGATGATCACGCTATGGATGATCTTCGCTATTTCTTCACGATTATGCCAGATCTCACCCCTGTAGCTCCTTTTGAAGTAAAGCATGAGATTCCTAGATTAGGATCTGACGGAGTCTTGCCAGATAAGCACAGGTTCGATGAAGTACTAAATGGTTTAGCTCCTGTGAATACTGATTGGAATATTATCTCCACTGATCAATATATGGGTGGAGAATGGTAGTTGACGAGCCCTGTAGCCTAGTATTAGTGGATCCACTCCCGAAGGGAATTAGTAATGTCTGAAACTCCTAACGAGGTAGTTGAAGAGGACACGTTAGATCTTTATGATGCTAATAAGGGTCTTCTTAAGCGTGATGGTGGTCCTTATTTAGATGAGGTAGAGCGTGAGCGTGACGAGAAGATTCGTGCGGCACGTGAAGGACGTGAGCCTGATTTAGATAACCCGCCTCCGTCTGTTGGTACTGTGTTAGTTCCGAAGCATTATCTCAAGGAAACTGACGCTTCTAAGTCTCACGTTAGTGCTGCAGCTGAGTTAGAAAATGAGCCTGAGGCTACTATTACTGTAGATAACACGGATGCTTTTGCTGGAGATCCTGACCCGATGCAAGCTGATTGGGATAATGATCACCAGAAGGTTCGTGCTATGGAGCAGAAGGCTGCTTATGCTGGAGCTGAGGAAAAGGTTACTACTCCTGATCCGGAACCTGTTGACACTGATTATGAGACTTCCAACGACTGGGAAAAGTAAATGACTGAAACTTTCCTTAGGGAAAGTACGAAGTTTCGCGTACTCTCGGCGCCTATTCAGGTGCCGGGAGTATGTGCTAGTTGTGGCTCTAGTTCTACAGATGATCGAAATTATGTAGATTTTGATATGTTTGTAGATTATGTTGGAGTCATCTACTTCTGTACTTTCTGCTTCGATGAATGTGCTAATGCTCTTGGCTATATTAGTCCTGAGCAGGCGCGAGTACTTGAAGCTAAGCTAGAAGCTGCTGAAAAGAAAATTCTAGACTTTTATACAAAGGATCGTGCCTTAAATGACGCAATCAATCTTTTACGTGATTCTGGGCTTTTTGACCTTGTTGATGGTGCTGCAAGCGCTTCTAACGAAGTTCCTAGTAGTGAAGTCAACGGAAGCTCTAAACAAGACGATCTCGGAACAAATGAATCTGATAAACACAATGGCAAACAAGATTCTGAGCAAGGATCCCCTGACTTATCAGCAACTGGAGACGATGAACTCTTCGGTCTCGGGATTAAACTCTGAAGTAGTAGACATGTCTGATTGGGGTGAGGCTCAGAGATGGGCTGAAACTCATGGAGAAAATCCTGGTTTAGGGGATGCCATTTATGACTCAGATGATGCAGAGGCCCTCAGGGCTTTCGGTACCAGGAATTAATGAGATAATTCCGGACCCTAATGCAGCTGTAACACAGCTCACCCCTGATCAGGCTCGCTTTATTGCTAGCTGGACTAATAGTAATTATACAAAAGCTAAGAATGCCCGCCTAAAGTTTGAACGCCAGTGGTATCTTAATATGGCGTTCTACTTTGGCAAGCAGAATTATATTATGAATGATATTAGGGGGATTGGAACTCGATTAATCCTTCCTCCTGCTCCTCCGTGGCGTGTTCGTCAGGTTGTTAATAGGGTTCGTCCTATTATTCGTGCGGAGCTTTCTAAGCTTGTTTCTCAGAAGCCTAGTGCTAGTGTAATCCCTGCCTCATCTGAGGATAAGGATTTATTTGCTGCTCAGGCTGGGGAACAAATTTGGGAGTCTATGTACGCTGCTAAGAATATTCAGCGTACTCTTAGGCGTTCATTGTGGTGGACCTGTATCACAGGTACTGGATACACAAAGACTTATTGGGATAATACAGTTATTGATAAGGTTTCAGGACAAGCAGGAGATATTTGCTATGATCCTGAGACTCCTTTTCATGTCTTAGTCCCTGATTTACGAGAAGAAGAGTTAGAGAATCAGCCTTTTTTGATTCACTCTTCAACTCGAACCCCTGAGTGGGTTAACATGCGTTATAAGGTTAGTCTTGACGGTAAGGAAGTTAAGCCTAACGCTAAGTCTAACAATGAGATTCTTGATGATGCCTTCTTGAATCTTCTTGGCTCTAACAATGATGACAATAACTCTGTACTGATTCACGAAGTTTATATCAAGCCTGGCCAAATTCCTAAGTTCCCCAATGGTGCTATGTTCACTGTGTCTGAAGACTTAGTGCTTCAGTTCTTTGATCATTACCCCTACTCGCATGGGGAATACTGCTTTGCTAAGTTTGACCATATTCCTACTGGTCAGTTCTATGCAGACTCTGTCATCAATGACTTAATTCCTGTACAGCGTGAGTACAACAGAACTCGTAGTCAGATTATTGAAGCTAAAAACCGTATGGCTAAGCCTCAGTTAGCTGCTCCTGCAGGTTCTGTTGATGTTAAGAAAATGACTACAGAGCCAGGTCAGGTTATTGAATATAAGCCTGGTTTTACTCCTCCTCAGCCTATTCCGCTACAGGGACTTCCTTCTTATGTATTACAGGAAATCCAGCAATTACAGCAGGATATGGATGATATCTCTGGACAGCATGAGGTTTCTCGTGGAGCGGTACCCCCTGGAGTTACGGCTGCTACGGCTATTAGCTATCTTCAAGAACAAGATGATAGTAAGTTGGCAACAACTATTGATTCCGTTGAAGCGGGTATTGAAAAGATTGCGCGTCATACGCTCTCTTATGTTGCTCAGTATTGGGATATTCCTAGGCTCGTTAAAATTACCGGTACAGATGGTAGTTTTGATTCTGCTATGTTTGCTGGTGCTCAGCTCAACGGTAATACTGATATTAGAGTTGAAGCAGGTTCGGCATTACCTACAAGCAAAGCCGCAAAACAAGCCTTAATTATGGACTTTATGAAGCTTGGGTTTATCCGGCCTGAAGAAGGAATGCAAATTCTCGAAATGGGCGGTATTACTAAGCTTTATGAGTCGGTGCAAATTGATCAGGCTCAGGCTCGCCGTGAGAACCTTAAAATGGCGAATATTGATCCTCAGATGATTATGCAGGATCTACAGCAGAAGACTATGGCAGCACAAACTGGTGTTGATCCAGAAACTGGTCAGCCTGTAGCCCCTAATATTAATCCTCGCACTGGGGTTCCTAAAATCCCTGATCCGATTATTCCTGTTAACACTTGGGATAATCACGCAATTCACATCGACATGCATAACCGTTTCCGTAAGTCTCAAAGCTTTGAATCTTTAGACCCTATGAACCAGATGCTATTTGAAATTCACGTACAAAAGCACATGGAAGCTATTGCAGCTCCGCATATTGGTGGACCGCCTACTCCTGAGATGATGATGAGTATTGCGGAACAGCAAGCTAATCAGCCTCCACCTTCTGATTCCCAAACTCCTATGGATCCTATGTCTGGAGAAAACCCAGAGAATATGCAACAGCCTGGCCCGGAACCTATGCCTCCTGATAGTTCTCAGGGTGGGGGAGCGGAACCTTACTAAGGGCTTGACACCGTAGATACTCTTAGAACAAGAGGCCAGGGCCACGTGTACAGCCTCGGAAAGTAGCAATATTATGGGACAGTCAATTAATGATGGAGATCCGGGATTATCTCAAGGCCAGGATAGTACAGGTACCCCTCCTGTAGCTCCGGTACAAGAAGAAACAATTAACCCGGCTTGGAACCCATTATTAGAGCAGCTGCCTAGTAGTTTACATGGAATGGTAACTCCTCACTTGAAGAAGTGGGATAAGAATTACCAAGAGGGTTTGCAAAAGGTACACTCCGAATATGAACCTTGGAAGCCTTTTATTGAGCATAAGCTCGATCCGAGTGCCCTGTATCAATCTTGGCAGGCTATTCAGAATCTAGAGGCTGATCCCCAGGGATTTGTTAAGGCTGTAATCGAGCACTATGGATTACAGAATGTATTAACAGCAGTAGCGGAGCAGGGCCAGCAGCAGCCGCAAGCAAATAATGTGGGCGAAGAAACACTCGGAGAGTATGATTTCTCCCAGACTCCTGAATATCAGGCAATGTCTCAGGAGCTGCAGAGAACTACGGGTATGACTGAGCAAATGGCTCAGTTACTTTTAGCCCAGTATCAGCAGCAGCAGGAAACAGAGGCTGATCAGCAAGTCGAGGCTGATTTACAGGCAGCTAAGCAAAAGCATGGGGAATTTAACGAAGAGTATGTGTTACAGCGTATGTATGCTACGGGCGAGACTATGGACGCAGCTGTAGCTAACTGGCAAGCACTTACTAATCAAATCCTCAGTCAGTCGCGTAATCCGTCTGCTGGTGCTCCCATTATTATGGGATCAGGTGGAGGTACTCCTGCAGTTAATGCAGGGGATAAACTCAAGACACCCCAAGATCGCAGGGCATTTATTGCTCAGCAACTAGCTAACGCAGCCGCTAATGGAGGATAGAAATGCCTGCTACTCTGGCAACAGTTTCTGCCCTTCTCAAGGAAGTTTATGAGAAGGACGTACAGGATCAGCTTAATAATGATACTGTAGGTTTAAAGCGCATCGAGAAAACTGCTGAAGGTGTTACTAATGAGGTTGGTGGACGTTATGTCGCCTTCCCGATTAGGACCGGACGTAACTCTGGTATCGGTGCTCGTAATGAGAATGAGGCGCTTCCTAGTGCGGGACAGCAGAAGACTGCTGCAGCCCGAGTGGGACTTAAGTACTTATATGGTTCAGTTCAGTTAACTGGTCAGACTATTTCTCTGGCTGATAGTAACTTCCAGGCTTTTGCCTCTGCTCTCGATGAGGAAATGACTGGCCTTAAGCGAGACCTCGCTAAGGATATGAACCGACAGTTCTACGGTAACAACACTGGTGTTATGGCAACTGTTACTGCGGATGCTGCTAACACTGTTACTGTCTCTAATGCTCAGTACCTCGAAATTGGTATGCAGATTGATATCTACGCTGCAGACCTTACTACTGTTCGAGTTTCTGACCGACAGATTACTAACATTGTTCCGGGAACTGCTCCTGCAGCTACTATTACTTACTCTGGCGCCGATGGTTCTGCTTCTATCGTTGCTACGGATGTAGTTGTTCGTAAGGGTAACATTAGCCGAGAGATCACTGGTCTTGCTTCTATTATCAAGACTACTGGTACTCTGTACAATATTGACCCGGCTGTTGAACCGGTTTGGAAGGCTGTTGTTAATGCCAACGGTGGAACTCCTCGTGCATTAACTGAAGCTCTTATGATCCAGACTGTCGACCAGGTTCGTCAGAACGGTGGAAATACTACGGTTGGTTTAACTAGCCTTGGTGTCCGTCGCGCTTATTACAACCTGCTTAAGACGGATCGTCGATTTGTTAACACTCAGGAATTCGAGGGCGGCTTTAAGGGCCTCGCTTTCACCACTGATAATGGTGAGATTCCGATTGTTGTTGACGTGGATGCTCCTTATGGACAGATTCAGTTTGTTAATGAGAAGTCCATTAAGTGGTATCGTGAGAGTGACTGGTCTTGGATGAACCGTGATGGTTCTAACCTGCAGCGCGTTATTGGTTTCGACGCTTACCAGGGAACTATGTATCAGTACTGTGAGATGGGTACGCACCGTCGTAATACTCACGCTGTTCTGGCGGATATTACTGAGGGCTAACCTCTAAATTAATACCCCTTAAACAACAGGGCCCAGGTCTTCATTGGCCTGGGCCCTGAGTTCTATCTGGAGGAATTATGCCCGTTATTATTGACTCAGCGGCTCGTAATGCTGCAGTTGATGCCATTACAGCGCGTATTGATAGTGGTTCTGGTCCTGGAGTATTACGTATCTATTCTGGTTCTCAGCCTGCTGGTCCTGGTTCTGCACCGACTGGAACTTTATTAGCTGAGTTTACTCTTTCTGATCCTTCTTTTGCAGCTGCTTCTGGTGGATCTGCAGCTCTAGATGTTACTCCTGCTGTTAACGATCCTCTAGCTAATAACAGTGGTACTGCAGGTTGGGCTAGGTTTTTAACTAGTACTGAAGCTGCAGGAACTGGCTTAGGTGTTATGGATGGTGCAGTGAGTACTTCAGGCCAAATGATTAACCTGGACAGTACTACGATTACTTCTGGTCAGCCTGTTACTATCAACTCCGGTTCTATTACGATGCCCGCGAGCTAATATGCTTACTCTTGCTGATGCTGAGATTGCTTTCTATAAGACAGCTACAGGACAATCTGTTGGAACCATCAGTGACTTAGAATTCAAATACTACTCAGGTCTAAGTGGTTTAACTCCTGTAAATAGATATACTCTTCAAGATCATAAGAGAGCTTACTGGTCCGGCTTAACGGGTATTACTAAGGCTAGCCTAGCTGACTTAGAAATGGCTTACCTTGATACCATCGGCATTGCTTATGGATCTCTGAATAATCGTAGATACTTGTTCTTTAATGGTGGTGGAGTTCCTCCAAGAACAGGTACTTTGGATGCAGTTCTGCCTCCGTTATCCGCTTCTTTCAACGGCTTTATTGGTCGTATGGGAGCTGTAGCCGCAACATTACCTCCGTTAACTGCTACCTTTAGTGGAACTACTGGAGGATTACTTCCTGTTCAGTTTATTGGTTCTACTTCTGGCTCTGTTGATAGTGCTACTAGCTTCACTGTAGCTTGGAATTCATTTGATGTAGCTCCTGCTGTTGGCGATGAAATTATTTTTATCTGGTCTGGCTTACAGACCTCAGTTATGTCACTACCCGCAGGATTCACTCATGTAGGGGCATCTCCTTATAGCGATGGAACTAACCTCAAGACTCTAGTTATTAAACGTAAGTATGATGGAACAGAGACGGGAAGCATTTCATTTACTACAGATACAGCCCAACGAATGTCTTGTGTTGGTGTTGCTTATCGAGGTGTAGATGACGTATTACCTGCTACTACTCCGACTAACCCGCCTGTCACTACTGGTGGGGGTACAGTTGTTAATAACCACGTAATTCCTGCTATTACTCCTGGTACGGATAACCCAGTATTCCTTTACATTCACTCTGAGCGTGCTTCTGCTGGTAACTCTACGAGCACTGTTCCTGGTGGAGTCACTAAGCGAAAAGAAGCTAGCTTAGTAGGTACTGGTGGTACTTATCAGTGTGTTTCAGATGATGGGTTAGTAACTGCTCATCCTAATGGAGTATTAGTAGCTTCACCTGGTAACTATGGAACTACTGTAGCCACTGGTCGTTATCACACATTCACATTAGCTTTAACTCGCGTCCCTTTTAGTCAGCCCCCAGTAGCTAATAATAAGCCACTAATGGGGGCATCTACAAGCAATAACACCAATTTTAATACATTAAATGGTGTTGCCGGTCCCCTGTCTTGTAGGCGCATCTTCTTAGGTAATATTGCAGCTTCTACAACTTGGCAAAACAGTGCTACTAGCCAGGAAACTGGTACAGGTAGAAGGTGTTACTTATCCTTCAAACCTACAAATATGACTACATTTGCTACAGATTTAACAGCTCAAGGAAACTTCTCTAACTTCTTAGATACCATTCCTGTAGACCAAGAAGTAGTTATTACTTGCTTCCATGAACCTGAGCAAGAGATTAATGCTGGACAGTTTACCTTAGCTCAATGGAAGGCTGCTGTTCAGAAGTGTGGAGAAATTATTCACAACAAGAACCGTCCTCTACTGAGAAATGCTTTCATTCTCATGGGTGGATGGAGCTTCGATAACAACAGTCCTTACAACGCTTATGACTGGATTACTTGGTCTGATCCTAGTAAGATTGATGTTATTGGTATTGACCCTTACATTGAAACTTCTAACGATCCTTCTATCTCTACCATCTTAACAGTTAACAACTCTGGTAAGGGTTCTGGTTCTAATGACTCAGCTCTTACCAACCTCCTTACTATCAATAAGCCTTTCTTTATTGGAGAGTGGGGAGTCACTGAGACCAATAAGACTTTGACTCAGAAGGCTACAGAGATCACAAACTTCTATAACTGGATGAAGAATACTTGGAACCCTGCTCATCCTAACAATAAGTTTGAGGCTGCTATTTACTTTAATAACAACCTTGACGTACCCTCTGATCCTGATAGAACATGGGAATTACACGACGCACCGCTAGACGCATTTGTTGCGGCTTGCGCAGACTCTAGGACTTAATATGGTTGTTTATGTTCCTACCGAGACCGGGCATTGGGTCAATGAGAACTTTGCCCGGCTTGCGGAGATCATTAGTGATTATGATCCAGAAGTTCATTTAGCTTGGATTCCACCTGAGAATCGTACTGCATTTGATAAGAAGCCTTATGCTGTTATTCACATTAATGGTACTACAGGTAAGCAGTATGTATTCTTCTACCTTGAAGAGTCTGAGTTAGAGCGGTTTGATGTTGTTCTAGCTCGGCTCTTTAATGGTGATCTTAAGAATGGAGATCCCTTAGCTCGTATTGAAGCTGAGGAGAGAGCTAGAAAGCTCATGGAACTTAAGATTAAGATGGAGCAGGCCGAGGAACGTCAGGACTTCATCAAGTCTGTTGTGGGCTCAAAGAAGCATAGTTTCAAGCACAAGGGGCGGGTGATTCCTAAGTGATTGTTCAAGATGTTATCACTAGAGTTCAGAGGCAGTTTGGTGATGAAGCTTCTGTGCAAGTTACTTCTGACGATGTGATTCGTTGGATTAATGATGCACAGAAGGAAATTGCAGTTCAGAATGATTTAATGCAAGCAACTGCAACTGCTCCCTCCGTAGCTGGAGTTAATTCTTACACATTCCCCTCTGATATGCTGGGGCTTAATAAGCTCTTTTACAACAACTTGAAGCTTAGGTACTTAAGTCGTCAAGAGTATGATGCTTACGTAAACACTCAAGATCCCAATGAAGTAGCTAATGGTGATCCCCTTCTTTATACTCGATGGGGAAACCAGTATCTTGTCTATCCTAAACCTCAATCTGTTGGAACATTTAAGCTCTTATATACTCAGAGGCCACCAGAAGTTGCTAATGGTGCCGATTCCCTGTCGCTCTCTTTAGAGTATCATCCTCGTATTGTTGAATTCTGTTTACGTCAAGCATATGAGATGGATGAAGACTGGGATGCTGCTGCAGTTAAGGCAACTCAGTTTGACTCTGGTTTGTCTATTCTGAAAGAAAATGAGTATAGTAAGGATAGGGAGACTTATCCTACGATTACTGTACTCCCTGAAGATTCGGGACTTTACTATGGCTAGTGGTGGAGAGCCTATTAGGTTAGGTCCCTTTGTTGGTGGGATGAATATTCTTTCAGATCCTACTGCTCTCCAAGATACAGAATTAGTAGATGCTGTTAACGTTGATTTAGACCTTGATGGTTCATATATTGGTCGGCCGCCGTTCTTTACTTTAGCTTCGGCTGCTAGCGGTGGACATATGACACTTCTTGGTTACTATATTGATAACGCTACTCTGAGACTCATTGGTAAGAATACTTCTGGTATTTGGCATTATACTACAGGAGCTTGGTCTCTTATTGCTGGAACTGCTGGTGTAGATGGAGCAGCTTTAGTTCAGTATGATGATAAAGCTTGGATTGTTGCTTCTCCTTCATCAGCTAACCCAGGAGGATTTGTTGGACCTGGAGCTTCTTGGACTTCTGTAGCTGCTATGCCAAAAGGTGGAGCTGCTGTAATACATAAAGAACGTATGTATATTGTTCCTGGTCCTCTTATTACAGGAGCTAACAGTACTCTCTTAAGATTCTCAGACCCTGCTGATTTGAATACTTGGCCAGGCGGAAATGCTATCTTCATCAACAAGGGAGATGGAGAGAAGTTAGTAGACATTGTTGTTTACAACGATAACTTGTTGCTGTTTAAAGAAGACTCTACTTACGTACTAGCTTTTGATACTTCACCTTCTGATGCTATTAGTCGTAATATCAACTCCACCATTGGTGTTTCATCGACTCACTGCGTAGTAGCTTATGAAAACTCTCTATATGTTTTACATGAAAACTGTGTCTATGAAGTAGTTAACTATGACTTTGCTAAGATCAACTCCAAGATGCCTCTTATGTACAATAACGCAGCTCCTGTTGGTGGTTGGTCTGATCCTTTCTTCTTAACTCTTCTAGGTGATCGACTAGTTGTTAAGTACTGGGATAAGCTGTACCTCTTTGGTCTTAAGACTAAGGTCTGGACTAGGTGGGATACTTCAACAGTAGGCAACCGTTATATTGGACCTGCTGTTCCAGTACCTATTAAAGATGAAGCAAATGCTATTCCTCAGTATTTGATGAGTTCTTCAGCTGCTAGTAGTAACGCTATCTATGGCTTCAGAGATGTAATTGATACTCTTAACTCTGAAACCATCCCTATCACTATTAAGACTAAGAATTATGACTTTGGTGTTCCTCATCGTTATAAGAGACTCTTCTGGTGGGGTGTAGATGTTACTACGATTGGAACTCTTACAGGAACAGTACAGCCTATTATCGTAGGATTCGCTGTCACATGGGATCAGCTCTTTAATGGCTATCCTGCTATTACTTGGGACAATCTGAATACTTGGGATCAGCCTTTAACTTTACCCGTAATTGTTCAAACTGTTACAGATGCTCAAGGTACTCCAAGAAAGTTTGCTAAATTCCTCAAATCACTTAGATTCCGACAGGCCAATTTTCAACTTGATCTGTCTTATGATGGGACTTCTCTTACTGGTCCCATTAGAATCTTCACTATCACTACTATTATTGGCACCAAGGAACATGTTTCAAAGTCCTTGACCTAAGGGATAGGATGGTAGTATGGCTGGTGGATATAACGCCTACGCTGCTGGCTCTAAGGTTTATAACGGAGGGAGTTCTGCTCCTAATATCGGCCCTGTAGATAAGATGGGCTACAGGGAAAGAGACCTTAAGTACAAAGTCAGGCAAAGGCAAAATGCGATTCTAAGAAGGATGCAGGCAAGGCAGAAGGGTGATTATACTTCTTCTGCTAACTTAAGCGCTCCAATTGGGAGGACCGTTTAATGGCAAACGCTGATTCTGAGGGCAGACAGCAAACAATTGTCCCTCCTAAGAGGTTACCTCCGCAGAAACCCTCTTCTGTTTTACAGGGCAATCGTCCTAGGAAGACGGGTAATGGCAATTACAGTCGGGATAAGGGACAGAATTATGCCCGTGCTGTAGGTCGTAGGTCTAGTGGATCTAAGACTCCTAGTTCTCCTGGGCGTCCGGATAGTAAGATTATTGTTCCTCCGAGTCCTCCTAAGCCTGTAGCCCCGGATATTAATAAGTTCCTCGCTGGTGACTCTACTTATCAGCGACAGGTGGCTGCATTTGCTAAGTCTCTGGCAGATTTCCGAGCCGATCAGAACTTAGATCAGCAGGATTATCTGACTAACTACAATAACACTTATCGTGATATTGGCTTAGCTAAGGGAGACGCTTCTAAGAATCTTGAAGATGACTATGCTTCTCGTGGTCTTCTTAAGTCAGGTCTCTATAACACAGCTTTAGGTGAGCTTAATCAGCAGTATCAGAACCAGTATACGGATCTGGATAAGCAGAAGGCTGGATACTTAGCTAATTTAGCTCAGGAACTTACTAAGTACAATAACGGCTTGGGTGTTCAGAAGGGTAATGCTTACAACGAAGCGGTACGTCGCCGAGCAGAACAGTATAACCTCTAATGAATATTAATATTAACCAGCGTGACTGGCAGAAGTTATTGGGTGGAGGAGCTCAGCCAGGAGTTACTGGTGGAGATGCTGGGATTCCCGGAATTCTTGGGATGTTAAACCAGCAGAAGAACCCGCCAGTTATGACAGCCCCCTTTAACCCAATGCTTAACACTCAGGAATTAATCAATCCTCAGCGTATGAATCCTTATTCTTCGGGAGCATACAATGGGGGAAACACTAGCCAATATGACACTACTTCTGATAGTGGAATGTCGGCTATCATGGAGCAGATTACAAAGCTTTTAAATGAAGGCCCACCTAATCCGCAGTTCTCTCCTATGTCTCTTCCTAAGTTTGATCCCACTGCTTTTGAGGATCAGGCTGAGGGAATTGTAAATAGGCAGTATGACCCGGTTATTCAGAACTTAAGAAGCCAGGCTACAGCAACCCAGGGTAGAGCTAAGGGTAATCAAAAAGCTGTTGGTGATATGTATAACCAGTTGGCAGCTTATCTGGGCCAGGAAACAGCTAATCAGAATAAGTCTTATGACGCAGCTCAGCAACAGTCTGGTCAGATGTATGAAGACGAGCGTGATAAGATTGCCGCTATGTATGCTGCAGATGCTGCTGCTCAGCGTAAAGAAGCTCAAAGATTAGGAACTGAAGCCTTCGGTACTGGGGAAGCTTTAGCTCAGCAAGCTAATGATAAGACGTTTACAGAAGGTCAGTTAGGTCAAAGTAAATTAGCTCAGAATCAGGCTTTTGAGCAGCAGCAACTTGCTATGCAGGACTATGGTAAGGCTATGCAAGGAGCTGCTAAGTCTGAAGGTGGAGAAGCACAGCAAGCTATTATTCGTCAGCTTGAAGATTACATGAACCAGTCTGACACTAACATTGCTAATGTGCAGTCTCAGGCGGCTGGATCTATTGGTGACCTGATGATGAAGTTAGCTCAGGGAACTTATGATCGTGATGCGGCTAATGCTCAGTTTGGTTACCAGCAACAGCGTGATTACATTGGTGATCAGAATAACTTATATGATCGTAACTTAGATCTTATGATGAAGCAGCTCGAATTAACTCAGGCTGCTTCTGGTTCTGGGAGTTCTGAGAAGCTTAATCCTTGGCAGTCTACTGCTAGTTTCGCTGATCAGTTAGCTCCCGGACAGGGTCAGGATTATATTTCAGCTATTCAGGCAGCTATGTCTGATCGTCCTGAAATTTATGCTCGATCCAAGGATGATCCAGTTCCTATGACTCCTGCTCTTTTTGCTAAGCTAATTGCAGAAAGTCAGGATGCAGGTGGCCTAGATAAGAACAAGTTAATGATGGCTGCTCAGCAGCTTTACAGTCTGCTATACGCTAAGTAGGTAAATAATGTCCTACAGTTCAGAGTATGCTGACCGGCTGAAGCGCCTGCAAGCATTAGCTTCTTTGGGAGTTAGTGCCCAGGCGCTTAGTCGCCCTGCCAGCAAAACTGATCTCGCTAATCTTATCTTACAAAAGGCTCGCTCAGACTTCAATGTCAGCGAGCCTATTAGTATGCCCAAACCCAAAAAGAATATCCTTGAAAAGGGTAAGAGTGTTGCACTAGGAATTTTAGATGTCCTGTCGCGTCCTGGTTATGCTGTAGCCAGTGCTGCTGATGAGGGATTTAATGATCCTAATGCTTCTATTGGAAGTGTAATTAAGGCGGCCGGGCAAGGAATTTCCGGTAAGTCTGATACTTCTTTTATTGACGTTTTGCAGCACCAGCACATTAACGACATTACAGAGCGGCCTGAATATAAGAGGATCCTTCGTGATTATGGTCAGAAGGAAGCTGACTATTATGCGGAGTCTGAAAAGCAGCTTGTCGAAAAGGGCGAATTAAGAGACATTATCCCTGGTGTTGTCAACGATTTTGTCTTTGATCCTCTTAACTTAGTGGCTGCAGGCCCTGTAAAGAACGCTATTAAGGGTCTGGGTAAATCTGCCAGCGGTTTATCAGATTTGAGGGCACTGGTGGAGGGGACCGCAGAGTTAGGCTCTCCAGAGGCAACCTCGCTTGCTACAGAGGCAGTCCAGCGCCTCCCAAGCCAAGCTCAGGAGGTCCCTCAGGTTGGAGATAATTTACCTGCAGGACTATCTAAAGCTCCTGAGACTTTATCTCCTGGGAAATTAGGCGATGTTCTTTTTGCTAGCACTCAGCCTAGTAATATTGAGATGCCTAAGATTAGTACCAACTTTAAGCTTCCTCGGCCTGATAAGAAGGTCATTGAAGATGTCCCTGTTACAGCTGTAAGAGGTAAGCGGCTACAGGATCTGTTATCTACTGTCAATAGTAATCCTCAGTTTGCAACTCTTGATCATGTATTCAATAAGGATATCACTCCTAAGGAATACGAGGGATTAACCAAGGCTCGTGTTATTAATGAATCAGCTCAGATTGTTGATCAGGCAGCTAAATCTAATCCCTCAGCTCTAGAATTTCTATCCGCTAAGAGGCCAGGAACACTTACTCCTGTAGCTCAGAAATTTGTGGACGATTCTGTCGAAAGAGTTACTAAGGAAATTAAGGAATCGATTGCTGATCCTGTTAAGGCTAAAGCCGCAGGTAAGCAGCCGCGTCATCCTGTCTTTAATGCACCTACTCAGAACAACTTAAGTAATAAGCTTACTAATGCTGCGCGTCGTCAGTTTGAGGTAGAATCCTTTAATCCTCGTACTGGTAGTAAGATGTCTAAGGGAGCTTCTCCTACTTTTGTTCCTGCAGTTTATGACCGTTACATTACGATGCTTCGCAATGCTGAAGAATCTATGATTAGTAAGGGACGTGAATTAGGGGATGATTCGTTTTATCCGCGAGGTGGTATCCAACCATCCAGTCCATACCTTAGACTTTCTGATGTTTTGGATCGTCTCCCTGCTGATCTTGCTCGCAGTATTATCTTAGGTCCTTCTACTAAGGATAAGGTATTACCTTCGATTCTTCTTAGAGCTGTCACAGGAGATAAGAAGGCATTAGCTAGTATTGCTCGTAACAACAAGGAGCTATCAACGGCAATCGGTCAGATTGACTGGGGACCGTTGATGACTAAGGAATACTCTTTACGAGTAATTGATGCTACTAACAAGATGCAGCCTGTCTTAGATGAGTCAGCTGACTTAGTACAGCAAGCTAAGGCACTTCCTAATAGTGATGCTGAAAGAGCAGCAGCTACAGATGCTGTTATTAAAGAGGGTAAGAACCAGATCAAGAATGAGATGCCTGCTGTTAGAGGGACATTCTCAGATCTTCTTAGGAAAATGGCTAATCCTAAGGAAGATGTTGTACAAGGAATTATTGACTCCCGTAAGCGTAAGTTAGCTGCTGGTGTAGCTAGTGGAGTTAATGGTCAAAAGGTTGCTCAAGGTCCTAGAATTGCTACTGCTACAGCTGTTCTAGAAGATATGACTGGGCAGCCTGTAGATGCTATTCTTCCTAAGAGTCTTACTCCTTCTGATTTAGCTTGGCAAGCTTCGGAGAATTCTGCTGATGGAATCTTTGGTACGGTCCTTCGCTGGATTAAGCCTGATCTTGGGTACGAAGCCTTACGACCCACTGTTATTAAAAATGTCTCTGTTAGAAAATCCAGTGCCGCGGTGCGGGCATCTCAATTCACCAAAATCCTTAATATGGTTCCTGTTGGGGAACATTTAACATTCTGGAAAGAAGCTCAAGGTGTTATCCCTGTTGTTCCTGCTCATGCTCAGGCAGTCCAGGATCTACAAAGAGTTATCGGCAACATGTTTGGCGAATCAGGTTTACTGGATAAGTTTGAAGGAAACTCTTCTGTAGCCCGTGCTGGTGTAAGTGTAAACGATTTAAATAAGCATCTTAGAATTGCTGGTATTAAGGACTTCCAGTTCACTAAGGAAGCTAAGGACCCTCTTACTGGTAAGATGATTAAGTTTGATGGTCCTATGATGCTTCAGACTTGGAAGAACTATAACCCCAAGAGTGAGAATGATCTTCGCAGATTCATCTTTGGTTTAACTCAGGCCACTGAAAATGCAATGGTTGAGTACTCAGCTTTTGCTAATATCGGTGCTCTTTGGGGAAGTAAGACTGCTAGAACTGGTTCCATAAAGGTAACAGACATGCATCCTGCAATTGACGGTATGCATTTTCCCCAGGAGATTGCTCAGCAAATTGGAAAGTTCGCGCGGGGGATTGATGAGTTTTACGAGCCACTGAGTAACAATAAGCTTTTGTCCCTTTACGACAAAGCTCTTCGTACCTGGAAATCCGGCGTAACCATTTATGCGCCTAGCCACCATATTCGAAACCTGACCGGGGATATGTTTCTCGCCTGGTTGGACGGCGTAAATAACCCTATCTACTACGAGAAGGCCCGAAGAGTCCTCCTCGCTAATCACGGGCATTACTCTGACATCGATCCCCATAAGAACCCACTTAGTCAAATTCTCGGTGAAGGAAGAGAAGCTGAGATTATTGGGGAAATTATGGGTCAAGGTGATAAGCGTATCCCTAAGGGGACCAGGGTTGTCGTGAGTCCTAGAGTAGGTGGCAAGCGATACCAAGTTACGATCGATCAAGTTTATCAAATGGGCTTTAGACATGGTCTTTTCCCTCATTCAAATGTGATTGAAGATATGCCCGGGTCTGAAACTCTAATGGAGTCACTGGCTGCAAGGTATCATCCTGGAAAAGCCGGAGTCTTTCAGCCTTTAGGCGGTAGGGGTCAAAAAATGGCCCGGGAAGTTTCTGAAAGTCGAGAACACTACGTCCGTCTTGCTCATTTCCTTCATGCAATAGAGCATACACCTGCGAAGAATCTCCCTGAGTTGTTTGAAAAGTCAGCACAACGTGTACGGAAGTATCACCCAGATGGTCTAGATTTAACGACAATAGAAAAGCGCGTATTACGTCGTCTATTTCCTTTTTATGCGTGGACACGAAAAGCCATTCCTCTCATTGTTGAAGGTATTGTTACTAATCCTGCAAAGATCATGGCCTATCCTAAACTTAATAGTGCTATGCAGGAACTTGAAGGACAAGATAGTTCAGTCAGTGATCCCTGGCCAGATGATCAGTTATTCCCTGACTGGTTAGCAGGTAACGCTATTGGTCCTATCTTTGATCCGAATAGCGCATTAGCCCATGCTGTAGCTAGAAATGATGATGAACTAGGCTATACTCTAATTAACCCAGGTAACCCTGCTACAGATATCATGAGCCAGTACTTTAATGATCCTGTTAAGGGTGTAGGAAACTCTATCTCTCCCTTCTTAAAGATTCCCGCAGAAATTGGATTTGGACGAGACTTCCAATCTGGTGCTCCTATTGAAGACAAGACTCAATACATTGATAAGAATGTGCCTATGCTATCTACCATCAGCCGACTGACCAATGGAGCTATTGGATCTGGTTTAGCTGAAGGTGGAGACTTAAAGAATAAGGAAACTTCTCCCGCCAATATTGCTGCTATTCTTAACTACTTGACAGGTGCAGGTATTCTGGATACAGGACGCTACATTAAGGGCGGGGAGTTCGACTTAAGAGAGCGTATTGCTAAGCAAAGGGCAGGAGGCTAGAAGTGTCAAATTTAGATGATGCCTATAGGCGACTGCAGACAATTTCTCAAGGTGGAAAGTCACAGACTGACTACCAAGAAATGGCTGGCGCTAGAAGTAGAAACTATCAAAAAGTCTTACAAGATATTGCAAATGAACAAGCTGCACGTATTAGATTCTCTGTATCAATCCCTCCACAAGATTATCAAAATCAAGGTGCTGGTGGAGTAGCAGGAGGATTACCTGGTGGTGATTGGAGATATCCACTATCAGGTAAGCTCCGTGTAACTTCACCTTATGGAGTTAATAGAGAAGGACATAAAGTAGCTCATACTGGCATTGACTGGGGAGCTGCTATGGGTACTCCTATCTATGCTCCTAAAGCTGGTATTATCAGTTCAACCGACTTCAACAAGATTTATGGTAATCGTACTATCCTAGATCTTGGGGGAGGAATTCAGGCCATGTTTGGTCATCAGTCCAAGTTTGCTGTTAAGCCTGGTCAGCATGTTAAGGCTGGACAGTTAATTGGATATGTAGGCTCTACAGGTAACTCAACTGGGCCTCATTTACACTTTGAGACCTGGGTTAATGGGAAGACAGTTAATCCCTTAAGTTGGTTCATGTAATGGCCTACATGAATCCGAAGTATATGCAGGAAGACAAAACTACAGAAAAAGAAAAAGCACAGCAACAGTTCAGAGCACAGTTATTAGGTCTTAGACCTGCTGAAAGAGATAAGGGCGACTTTTACCAAAGAGAAGACAACATTATCCAAGGTGGCGAACAAGCTACAGCTGCTGCTATTGCTAAGAGAACTAGGCAGATGCAGGAGGAATTAAATGCTAGGCGTCAAGCTATGCTTAACTCTCCTGGTAGGACTGTAGATACTAGCGTTGGACAAGGCGTAGGACCTGATTTATCTTTCCTTGGTGGAGGAAAGGGTGGAGGTTCTGCCTTTGATAAGTTCATGGCTGCTATCTCAGGACAAGAATCTGGTGGAAACTATAGAGCTGTAAATAAGGATTCAGGCGCTCTGGGTAAATACCAGATTATGCCTGGGAACTTATCAGGTAAAGGTAGAGGTTGGGACTATGAGGCTTTAGGACGAGATGTCTCTTCAAGCCAGTTCTTAAATAGTCCTCAGCTACAGGAGCAGATTGCTCGTTATCAGATGCAGCAATACTACAATAAGTGGGGGCCGAGAGGCGCCGCTATTGCTTGGTACGCAGGACCTGGGGCAGTTAATAACAAGAACTTGAATGCTCCCCAGGGAAGTTATCCTAGTATCAATCAGTATGTAGCGGCTGTTCTGAGACGACTGGGGTTATAGATGCCTACTGTGATTATCTCGCCTATTAAATGGAGTAGATCACCTTTACTTAGCTTCTTGTTAGTTCTCATTTCATTCTCTGGAGTTTTAATAGCTCTCAATGTCCAGAGAACAGCTGTAGTAAAAGATATGGAAGAACCTTGGGCTACTATCTGGGGGATAGCTTTAGCCCTTGGTTCTGCCACTTCTGTTATTGGCACTTATTGGAGAGATCAGATAGATGGAATGCTCATTGAGAGATCAGGAGCTTTTCTTTTAGGAGCATCTGCTGGTCTTTACTCCTTCCTCATCTTACTCTTTACAGACTTTAAACAGCCTCTATCAAGCATCGTTTACCTCTTATTTTCAGTGGCCTGTTTTCGCCAGGTGAAGTACATCAATGAACACTTAGGGTTGATAATTGAGGCTCTTAGAAAGAGTGAGGAGTCTGATGGGGAATCTGGATGATCTCATCGTCAAAATTCTGGTTGTATTATTGACCGGAGGATATTTTGTCGAAATCGTACGGGGCATATTCCAAAGAAAGCAAGTTAAAGCAGCGGCTAATTTAAGCGATGCTAGTGCAACTCAGGTTATTGTAGCTTCTACAACTACTCTCCTAAAGCCTCTTCAAGAGAGAATTAATGAGTTAGAGCAAGAGCTTGTTGAAGTTAGAAAGCAAGCTCGGAGAGCTATTAACCAACTGCAAGATGCCACTGCAGAGAATAGACGGATTACAACAGAAAACCGTATGATCTCTGACGAAAATAGGAGACTACGAGCTAGATTAGGAGAAGCATGAACGCCCCAGTAGAACGTAAGGTTTATGCAGCTACTCTTGGAGCAGGAGCAGGTACCACAGTCTCTCAGTTTGGTTTATGGGCAGTAGATCAAATTTGGTGGCCAGACCCTGAAGTAGATATTCCGATTCCTGTAGCTGGGTTTGTCACACTAGTAATTACTGTTGGATTGACTTTTATTACTGGTTGGCTAGCTAAGCATGGCGATAATGAAATCGTGTACGAGGAGGACCCTGCCAATCCGCATGGTACCCTCTAAATAGCTAAACCCCCTGTTAGAAAGCCTATTGACAAGGCCCTAGCAGGGGGTTTAGTTTGTCCTCATGACAACACTGTTGGCCATAGGGATATGGCGGAAGTGGGCACAGTGCTTAGGACAAGAAGCTTTATTTCAACAAAATCCCAAAAAAGCTAAAAAAGAGATTTGCAGTAATTGCCCAGTTATAGAGCAATGTTTAAAGTACGCCTTAATTTATGATGAACACGGAATTTGGGGAGGAACTACGAAAGAATCCCGAGAGCTAATAATTCGGGATCAACCTGAGATTCGGACGATGTTGATACAGGAGGCGAGGGCTCTTGGGATTTATGAGGTTCGGAAATCTGCTGATGATTACTATCAGGCGATGAGGAAGACTCAGGCTCGTTACTCGAAAGAGAAAGTATTTGATCCTGTGGCGTCTCAGTGGGATTGGAACGATCCTGATACTTGGCTAGTTCAAGCAGAACTTTAAGTGCTTTTGGAGGAATAGAGTACTCAGTAGGAATCTGAGATCTTCTCCACATATCGTCAGCATGCATAGGATTCCAATAGATTCCCACTTTCTCAAGGGAAGCTATTCTGCATTCAGTTGAGCAGTTGCTGACGAATTTATATGTCGTGAGGAAAGTTTCACGACAATTAGCACAAGTTTTTCTTTTGAAAGCATCAGGTGTTTCTAAGAATAAACCAATAGCTTCAGCTTCTCGGGCGTGGCCACTAGCAAGGTGGCCACGTCTTTTTTCTTGTACTTCTTCAACAGTGATACCAAGAATTTCAGCTGTTGCCTGATCCAATTTTAGCTGTTTGGTCGATTCTTTCAACGTAGTAACACCTCATCTCATTTCTCTTCTCAATGAGATTTTTAATTAGCCAAGTATCATACAAAGATTGACCCGCGAAGTGATGCAAAGATTCGTGTGAGATCTCCCAATAAGTATGCCATTTCCCAAAGGCGAGATATTGATAGATGTATTTGTTCTTTTCTCGATTATAGAACATTTGCCATTTATCAGTACAGCCTAGCAGATTATACCAGTATCTTTGCTCAATAGGCTCCTGAAGACTTTTCTCATTAGATAACCATACTTGAACTATTCTCCCATCCCAAAACCAAATTCTTTGTCGGGAGTAAGTATGGACGTCTAATCTTATATCATAGTCATAAGGATCATATTCATAAAGAGGTCTTCTATTTTCATTTAGAACATTATAATGAGGGTAAGTATCTGGCCAGTCTACAAAGGTGTCATCATATTTCTCAGGTCCACCTATGACAAGTCGTCTCAAAGTTTCACCTGCTTAATTTTGTTTTGAATTAGCCAGTACTCACCGTGGTTGTAGGCATCAATAACATGTGTTCTGTTATGAGCCATTCCCTTAGTGAATTTTCCAGTGAGTCTCTCAGCAATAGATTTAATGCCAGAAGGTTGTTGATACATTGTAGCTCCCCAGAGATGAGCATATGTCTCAATTTTGCCAATAGCTACAGAGGCTGGCATTCTGCTACCAATTTGGGCTTTAGCTTTGTTTGGAAACAAGATAAAATCTTCATAGATGACTACTTTAATACTAGTGGGAAATCCTGAAAGTAGCTCATCTAATTCTTGATGTGACCAGACAGTTCCCATATCCAACCAGATACCATCTTGATCCCAAGTTGCCCACCCTGTAGCTTTTCCTGGGTCTAGAGCTAAATAATAGGGTAATCGCTCTGTAGCTACTTCTTGAGTCGACTCGGCCATTTTAGTATATTCTCTACAATCTTTAGATTACGTTCCAACAGCATTTGCTTAGCTGAGGATTCTCCTTCGTACTTACAGATAGAACACCATTCCGCAAAAATCTCATGAATACAAGTTGTTTCTGCCATCTTTGCCTCTATCTCTTTTCTTGGAGGGAGGTCGGTAAGGAACTCAATAATTTGCTCTGATACGTCCCCCATTAGGCTGCCTTAATCTCGTGAATATCTACTTTGAAAGGAATGCCAAATTCTGCAGGAGGTGAGGTTTCCATGATTCTCTTAATTTCAGGTAGGTGCTTATCCTCAGTTCCTTCTGGGATTTCAAACCAGACTGAGTCATGTACCTGTAGCTCCATTAAGCATTCAGGATCTAATTCTTTATCAAGTTGAATCATTGCTCGTTTAACAATTTCGGCGGCACCTCCCTGCATGACAGCATTTAGAGCCTTGTGAGCCTCCGCTCTGGGGTTCTCAAAGTGCCTCCTGCGGTTGGTCCAGTAACGTACAAATCCCTGCTCTTTAGCAAGACGCATAGCCATTTCATTAAGTTCTGCAATCTTACTAAATCTTGTGAAATAGCTATTGTATAGATTCTGTGCTTTCCATAAAGGAATGCCCAGCATCATAGCTACCTTTGCAGGCTTAGCCCCGTACCCTGTAGCGTAGTTAAGTTGCTTAACGTCATATCGAGGGTATCCAAGCTCTTTTGCCATTTCGTCGAATAGATCACGGGTATCATCATTGAATACTTCGACAAGAAGGGGTTCTTTAGAATAGGCTGCTTGAATCCGCATTTCCAATTGTGAGTAGTCGGCTTCCCACAATCTATAACCAGGCCGCGCAAGGAATCCCGCTTTAACACGTTTATTCCAAGGTTTCTCTGTAACTCTCGGGATTTGCTGTAGGTTCGGATCGCGGCAGCTAAGCCTGCCAGTTTTTGTTCCATGCTGCATGAAATTAGGTCTAAGTCGCCCATCAGGACTGACGAGTCTGAGGTAAGCTTTCCAATAAGAGCTAACTGCTTTCTGATATCCACGATACTCCAAAATATTACTAGCTACAGGGGAGTCCATTGTGGCTAGGATCTCCTCATATAGCTCCATATAGTTCTTAGCAAATGAGAGATTGCCTGAGGCAGTTCTTTGACCTGTAAAGATAGGCAGTTGTAAATCTTCAATCAGAAGTTTTTCAAGGTCCTTACGAGAACCTAAGTTATAACCAATCTCATCCAATAACTCAGTCATACGGAACTCACCTAAGAGAATCTGCTGCTGAGCTAAATCAAGATCTACTAAGATGCCTTGCTTCTCAATTTTATTAAGGAGATACAGGAAGTCTAACTCTACCTTCCAACGTTCAGCGTTATCAGGTTCTTCCTCCATAAATTTAGGCCAATAATAATCGTGCATAGCCAGATGTAGAATAGCATCCTGAGCACCATAATCAGCCATAGCAAAAGAGGGAATACCACCCCAACCGAAAGCCTTCTTGATAGTTTCAAAGTCGTCATCTCTCATCTTTCCTGGAATGCCTAATACATTTCTAGCTTGGAAATCAAGGCCAAATGATAATTGATCTTCTCTTACATTATGTGCAGCTAACATAGAACAGCGAGAGTCAGGAGGAGCTTTAATTCCTAGCGAATTGAGAGCTGGGATGTCATGTTTAAGATTATGACAAGTAATGGGTTTGGACTCAATGAGCTCTTTAAGCTTATCCCTATAATCCCATCCCAAGTTACCGTTATCTGGATGTCTGAAGGGAAAGTAGTAAGAATAGCCGTTAACACCATCATACTTGAATGCAATGGAAGCTCCCATAGTGAAGCCTCTACCATCACGTAAATCTTCTCCATTAGATTCCGTATCTACGCCTAGGACTGGTGCAAATTCATGAGCTAATTTTAGGAAGAGTTGAAACTCCATATTGTCACATGCCGAAGATTCCGTCCCTCCCGGGAGTAGGCTCTTCTCGTTTTGCCTTATCACGTATTGCCTCCTCTCTACTTTCTTCAGCTTGCTTTAATAAGCCAGTTGGAGAGACTTCCTCAAACATAAGTCCCTCAACACGAATAATAGACATCTCATCAGGCTCTTTAGCAAGACGTACTTTCAGCCAGGAAAGTTCAATTTCATTAGTCCGAAGATTGCGCCACACACCAAGAACAGAGGTAGCTTGCGCAGTAATAAAGTTTGATCCGTAAACGTCAGAAAGGCCATTTGGCTTCTTGTTATTGACCTGTGCTTTCCTGTTGTGATGAATGAATATAATACTGCAGTCAAATTCGTTTCGCATTTGGCTGGCAACGTCCATAACACGCTTAGCAGTACGTTCTTCAGATAATTCATCCATCGTAGTCGTGGAGAGGGAGTCAAAGACAACACACTCAGGCTTCTTAAGTCGAAGTACGTTTTCAATCTTTTTTCTATCAGTCGCACTCTCAAACATAATACCTTGACCGATAGGGACAAGAGAGAAGTTTTGTTCAAGTAAAGCTTTTTGCTCGTCTGTAAGAATCGCATCCATTTGTCCCATGATGTATTTGAGATCTGCAGGACCCATCTCCATACTAAAGAAGCATACTGGCCTAGGAGTTTCAATCTTCCAATCTAGGAAATTCTTACCCATAGCAATATGCATAAGGGCCTGCATTACAATCTGAGTTTTACCAGCGCCAGGAGCCCCCGCAACAATCATGATACCCTGTCGCTGAAGTTTTCCTTCAATCATCCAATCTACATGGATTTCAAGATCTAATAGTTGCTTCCAAGAGTAGATAGGAAGTTCTTCAACGACGATTTCGGGATCAATGGGGTACTTATGTCTAGCTCTATTAATGAGATCGAGAAGTCTTCTAGTCTGGTCTGTTCGTCCTTTGAATTTCTTCCATCGCTCATCTGCATTTGCAAGGATTGCGTAGGCTTCTTCATCTGACATCTTCATTTCTGCGCAAAGATAAGCAAGTCTCATCAATGCACTAGATCTGGATCCTGTAGAAATCTCAGGCTTACGGAAAAATTCCCAATCCTCAGGTTGCCATGGATACTTAGCAACTACAGCTAGAGGCTCAGGAACATCTCCTAGTACTATGTCTTCTTTTGTAAGTTGCTTAGGGATCTCTAGATTATTAAAGAACTCATAGCTATAGGTACTAGCTGATCTAGTGAGAATCCTAACCATCTTGTCACGTTTGTGATTCCTAGTTCCCGGAGGTCTAAGAATCTGATTAGCATCCCAACCACTTGTATCAGCTTGAAAAAGATAAGCTACAGCTCTATTGATCTCTTCAAATCTATTAACATCTGTTTCAAAATGTTCTAGACGCCAGTATAGGTGCTCATGTCCCTCATTTGACGAACGTACCCGCATAGTTGGAAGAGGAATCTTATCTCCTAAAATACCATCCTGAGGAGCATTACCATCAAACTCAACCCATACTATCTGGGAACCTAATACATTACTCTTATCAGGATCTTTAACTCGAAACAATGCAGGTCCGAAATAGCACTCACTACTAGCTGTATTCTCTAAAACGTGCTCGATCAGAAGAGACTTTTCTTCTGGCCACTGAAAGAAGTGCTTTTCCCATTGATCAGTCCCTGCTAGCTTAAGGGGCGCATAGGCATATCCTGTATTGTCTCCCCACATGAAGTTAAAGAACTCTTCTAGATCTGCTTCTGGTCTTAGAGACAGAACATCGCTCGTCAAATTTACACCTCCCTTCAACGACAAATAGGTTGGCTCCCCTGGTGAAGGAGCCAACCTATTATGACTTAGCGCAACTTACTTCTTGTAAACATTGGGGTTAGCAGCCTCGTACTCAGCACGCTTACCAATACTAGCGTAATAGTTCCAGTTTGCACGGTAAAGAACTTCCTGTACCTCTACGGGTGATCCGTCAGGATCCTTAATGTTAGGAACGTGATCCTTAAAGTCCATGTCCTTTAAATCCTCTCCCAGAGAGCTTGGGCGAGGAGCACCAATCCTAACCCAAGCATAGAGTTCGTTGCCAGGACAATCAGTCTCATTTGTATCTCTATGACCGAGAATCTTGTTTCCTGCATGGCCCTTGGCGCGAAGATATTCAATTGCATCTCGGGCAGCTTCTTTAAGATCGTCCGGAGCATTACCAGACTTGCTACCCCACATACATTGAACAGCAAAATACTTGTAATTGACGTCAGAGTCGCCATTTGCGGAACTCCTACGATCGTACCCACGTCCCTCAAAGACATACCTGTGAGGACAAGCAAGGTAATTATAGGCAATGTCCGACCAATTATGCGTACCATGCATATGATCTTCCTGCATAGCCCTAACTTTGTCATCACAAGTACTATGTGGCCAAGGCCATTCCCAACCTCCACCTTCCCAGTGGATAACTACTCCCTCAGGTGCAATAGAAGTAGTACCAGCTTCTCTAGGTTGTGCTCCCCATTGTGCTCTTGTAATTAGCTGAATAGTCATTTATACACCTCCTTTCGTAGCGTAGCTGGGAATCGAACCCAGGTTCCTTAAAAATAAGTGACTGACCCTCAGCCTACTACGCAACCCCCGGCAGGACTATGTGTTTCTACCTTTCCGAGTGGCTTTATTTGATTATCATAGGAGCCTTAGAACCTATGCGTAGCGATGGTGGGATTCGAACCCACACTGTACGGAGTTTAAGTCCGCTCTCTCTGCCATTGGAGTACATCGCCGCACCTCTTATATTATCCTCAGTGGGCAGGGTCACTGAGTGCACGTATAATATAAGAGGGCCTGCAACCCAGCTGCGCCTGTAAGCTGGGGAGTCTAATTAATGTGGGCTGCTGTAGTTTGTACCCAGCTTTTCTACCACTTAGCTTCTCTGCTGGCTTAGCACCTTTACCACGATCCCTAAGGAGTCCAGTAATAAGGGCTTTCCTTGTATACTCTTGAAGCACCCACTAGTTTAAAACGGTGGTTCTTTTGTATCGCCTACTCTATTCACTCGAAAGGGTTACCACCACTGCCCGTAGAAGCATCCGCTACAGCAATACTGCGGACGTTCTCGCTACCATTCTTGTTGTAAATAGTAACATCGTACTGCTGGTTCATGTTCATAAGATCTTCAGCCTGCAGATCATTAATACGCTCAGCAGGAACACCCATGTCCATCATGGTCTTCTTAAGCTGAGAAACTGCAGTAGCTGCCTTACCTCGGAATTCATCATCCGAACTCTTAAGGTCTGCAGCAGTAGGGATCCAATACCAGGGAGTGATATTGCGTCCCTTCTTTTCTCCCTTAACAATCTTAAATTCCAGCCGAAGGCCCTGCTTATCTCCCTTAGCAGTAGGCTTAACAGAAAGCCCCACAAGATCACAGAGATAAGTACCGTCCGGCTTAAGCCACGGGTTGTCCTCTGCCGACTCTACGTCAAGTTCACCAAAAAGACTCATTTTAAATTTCCAATCCTGTAGCTACTTCAATTTCTTCTGGGTCGTTTTCTAGTTCCATTGGAGCATCTTTTTCTGGCAGTAGTTCTCCTCCTGTAGCTTGCCATTCATCCACAATTTTACGAAGACTCCAAAGATTACTTACGTTAATGGTAAGAGGTAAGCCACCGATACGAGTCTTAGCGATAGTTGTCTTCGTCGGATGCACTTGGAGTTCGCGTTCGTAGATAACGTTACCAGCGCTGTCAAGATCCTTTGCAGTAGCACTCATATAACCAATCATACTGGTCATACCGTTAATAGATGCAAGAATCTTAGGTGAGAAGTCAGGGACTGTCTTGATTCCCATCTCAATGCCAGCCTTTTTAAGTTGAACGTCTCGGGCATGAGCCGTAACTATGATGTTGACTGGACACATGAAGAGATTCAGGAAAGCCATACGAACTCTATGTGCGTTCTGTTTGTAGTTAGCCCACATATCGTTATCAAAGTCGAATCTATCGATGCCACCCTTGGCTTCAATAGCCTTCTTAGTAACAACATCTAGATCTAGATTAGCGATATTAGATCCAGTGTCAATCAGAACTGTGTCATGCTTAGTGATTCCTGGAATGCCTTCTTTATAAGCTTGTGCAATTGCTTCAATCTGAGAGACACCCTGATAAGGCATACGAGTCATTCGATTGTTGGCAACTAGTTCTGGGTGATTAAAGAGGGACTGCCAACCTTCAGGATCTGCTTCTACATGCAAGACCTTATGTCCAAAAGTTCCTGCAAGAGCTGTCTTACCTACACCAGGATCTCCAAAGATAAGAGACTTGAAATACTTAGTACTCTCCTCCATTGGAAACATGCCGTCTAACAGAGCATTTAGAATTTTAGCATCCATTAGGCTTCCTCATTGTATCCATAAGTTCTAGCTTGGTAGTTGCTTCTAATCAAAGGTCTGTAATCAATTCCTTCTTCCATCATCTCACAAGGTGCTTTAAAAGGACAGTTACGACATACCATCCTATTCATTACAGGTAGAGCTTCCATCTCCTGTAGCTCGATTGGTAAAGAACGACGATCCATAATACGCTCAGAAGCAATTAGCTGTTGCTTGAAAGCATTTCTGATTCGTTCTGGTTTAACACCTGTAGGTGAGTTTTGGAATAGATCCTCATCAGGCTTCTGTTTAATTAGGTGAGCTGGGAATCTAGTACGGAACTGATTTAGATAACCATCTTCGACAGGGATTCCAGCATTACGCAAGACTCCAATATACTTAGGTGTCTGTGGATTCAACTTTAGATCATCGAAAGAAAAGAAGTCGTAAGTGAACTTGTGATCTACCAGGTAAATATAGTTTTGATTGCGACCAGAAAGAGCACGCACCAGCAGATCCAAGCGCATACCATACCAAAAACTTTCATTGACTGGTAGGTAAAAATCTTTTTCGACTTCAAGGATCTCAGTAGTTTCCGCAATTGAATCAACTTGTACATAACGAGCAAATAATGATTGTAGGACAGCTATGGTTTCAATTTCGTCGTTAGTATCGGCTAGTATCATGAATTGCGTTAGTACTTTAGCACCTGCCTGATAACCGTCTTTCTTAGTGCCACCTTCCTTAATAGCAGTGTAATAAGCAGCAAGAACCTCATGCCCAGTGATCCCAATACTAAGAGCTCTACTTTTACGCTTAGGTTCTACGTTAAGAATGAAGCCAAAGAAATGCTTACGTTCACAGTCAAGAAATGAACTAACTTCTGAGTTGCTTACAATTCTTGCACCTTCTGGAAGTTTTCTCTGGTATGTCTCTAACTCAAAGCCTGTCATAGTTTCTCCTCACAGGGAGGACAGACAGCGCCCAATCCCATGTTAGCAAATTTAACTGTCTTCTGCTTTTCAGGTACGAAAGGTTGTTCGCATTCTTCACATTCTACAACACAGGCTAATACTGAAGGTTTATCACAACCAGGTTTGTCTCCATATCTGCTTCTGTAAACTCTGTGAACCCAATATCCTGTAGCTTCGTCGTATCCATAACCGTCTTTTTGATCTTTTCCTATACACATGCAAATTTTTGAAATAACATCTGGGGGTAAATGGCTCCAATTAATTGACATCTGCCCTCCCTTCTATGAGTCAAGTATACCATAGGTTAACTATCCACACAAGCCATAAAGGTTAATTCTTGAGTTCATCTCAAAATCATCTAGCTTGTCTTCATATGGACGCTCAGAGATAGGATAAACTTCTACTTCTTCAGGAATATCTCCTTCACAAGCCTTACCTGTAATAATCATAGGACCATCAATCAAATCCTCTAAGCTACAGTTGCGCTCTTTAAGATCTGTAATGTCCATTTCAACCATAGCAGCATACTTACGATCATCATTAGGAAGATCATCATAATTTTGTTCATTGAGAGGATACCTAATAATAATTGTCAATTCACCATACATCAGATTGCCTCATCCTCATAGATTCTGCCAGTAACAGTATCCATCAACTCAAAAAAGGATTCAGGATCCTCTTTACAAGCTTCAATCTCAACTTTAAGAGCTTCCTCTTCAGTCATGTCATCGGCATAACTATTAGGCTCGAAAGGAAAAGAAAGCTTAATGACTAATTCCATCATCTTCGTCATTAATCCCTACCAACTTTCTGTGGCTTATTACGTGAAAAGTACAGCTCGGACTCTAGCCATTCCTCATCCGTTGCCAAAGTTTTCTCATCGTGTCTGTGAGGGATAACTCCGGCTTCATATTCAGGATCATTTTTGGCATGCCACCTGTTGTGACAGGTATGACAGATACGGTGTACGTTACCTTGGTCGTTATTGAGTGTATTTTTGTCGGGACCATGATGACGCGCTTGTTGGGTACCGTTCCTACAACCGACAATAGGGTACTTACCACCTCCTGCAGATTTAAGTCCTTTCCATTCACAGGATGCCTCTCTATCAAGAGGATAAAGGGCGGCAGCCCGCTTTCTTCCAGTAGATTGTTGATCCTTAAGAGTTGCGTTTCTTCGTCCTCTTCTCCAATCCCCATACTCTTCCTCAGTTTCTTGTAATAACTCAGGGAGTATATTTCCGGAGCTACAGCAGCATGGATCTTCTTCGCATTCTCCATGAAAACCTGCCCCACAACTAACGCAAGTCACTAGAAGGTTCTATCTTAGTGCCTCCTAGAAATTTAAGAAGACGCTCGGCTACAATCTCAGGAGTATGTCCATCATATTCTGCTGATTGAAGTCTATCCTCGATATCAAATAAATCCCAATACTCCATTTTGTAATGATTAGAGATCTGACCCGTAGGGAGCTGAGCTACAACAATAAACCAACCACCATCGAAGCAGAGTTCTCCATCACTATGACGCATACTCTTGTGCACATCATAGAGATTTAGCTGCCACCACTCATTAAATAAGGCAGCATTATAAAGCATACGATAGGTATAAAGTTCTCTATAAGAGTGATGCCCATCAGAGACTTCATCCAAATCAAAATACACATGAAGGTCTTTAGGTTCGATAGGTCGCCAATTAGTAGAACCAGTTCTTACAAAAAGTTCATGAGACACTTCGACTTCTCCTTCTGTAGCCACGAGTTGCTTGCTTAAGACGTAGAGAAATTGTATAGACGCCTGTAGGGCTATTCTCTGAAATTAAAGCATCAGCTACACGGCCACCTAATTCAATTTGATCCAGCTTGCGCCTATTCATTAAAGCATCCTATCAATAATATCTTGAATATCTTCTCCATCTTTCACAATAGAAATAATTACGGGGAGATTTTCATCATCAACCTCACCTGTTATTGTAATGAGTTCATTTTCATCATTACGATACTCAATAATTACAGTTCTCATTACGTCCCTGCCATGTGATAGTCAGTAAGTCTATTATCTCCGAACTCGGGATCAACCCATACAACATATGAGTCTCCACCATGACCATGAATTGCTTCCATATCTTCTAATGTATTCCAGACATGAGTTACTGGCCTTTTACCTCTCCAACGAACTGCTAAAGAACCATCTGGAAATTGAATACCATCAGCTACAGGGCCTGTGCCACTAACACCTGATGGATCTACATCTCTATACCAGATAAATCTTCGCATTGTTCCCCAGCTTTCTATCTAGGACAGTTATGGGTGTTAGCTTTTTCAACTAAATCAGAAAGGCTATCCCCATTTACACTTAAATTCTCACCCACTGTACAGCCACACATTCTATGAATTAAAAGCACGTCCTCTGGAGATACTACATAGACATTAAATTCTGATAAATCAGCCATTGGTCCTGCCATTAGAATAGTTCCTTATTCTTCTTAGCTTGTTCAAGATTCTTCTTAGCTCTTTCATAGTTAAACTCAGCCCTTAAAGCTGCTACTCGCATTTCTTCAAGGACCATTCGTTGATTGGCAATACTCTCTTCTTGCCATTCTTGCATATCTGGGAGCTGAATTGACATATCACGCCAACCCTTAGATTGCATCCAATTAATAAACCATTCCTGATGTACTTCAAAGATCTGATCTAGCTCATGGTGAAATGCTTCTTCAGGCTCAGCAGCCTTGTCATTTGGTGCAGTCATAATCTAATTCTCCTTATAAACGCTTGTTGGGGCTAATACAAGGGATGAGAGGTCTGACATTACGCCAGACATGATGCCTTGTATAGCCCCAACTCTTTTGCGATTACTCGCAGCTTATGAAATTTTAGGTGAAGGCTTAACCGACCTTCATGAGAGAGATTGTTAAGAACAAGCGAAGCTCTCACGGCTTGTGTTATTTACTTACTCCTCCGCAGAAGCTACCTTAGTAGCCGGAGGAGGATTAAAGCGAAGATAAAGAGCAGAAGCTCCTCTATCGGTAACAATTCCCTTGTCATCAGTAACCGGCTTGCGGGTTACCTCGTGACGAGCTTCCCAACCCTTATCGGCAGGGAAATCCTTGGTGTTGTTGTTATTAATCTGCGAAGACTTAGATTGTGCTCCCTGCGCACTATCGTAGTCATTCTTAACGCAAGCCCACTGTCCAGGATTCTCTTCTAGCAAAAGCTTTGCAGTCGCCCACCGCTCAGTATCAGTAGTACGCGGACGAGGAGCAGGCGGGACCTTATCCTCAGAGACGAAAGTAATGCCGTGTGCGTTCGGAATCTGGGTAACTTCAGTCATGATGTGTGCCTTTCAAAGGGTTGTTGGGTACAGCTTACCTGGGTAGCGAACGAATGTCTATATCTTTTGCCGACGATTCGTACATCTTTACCTGATCCCATGGCCCGAGCTTGTCCACGAGCTTCAGATCCAGACCAGTAGCAATCAGAGGATACTTACGATAATAGTTACCATCAAACATACAACTATTACGACTGCCAAGAACATGACCAAGACCGAGGATATGACCAAATTCATGACAGACCGTCGTTTCTTTTTAGGCTCCTGTGATATTGATTATATTATTTAGTCGAATGACCATACTAGAAGGAATACCTCGGCGGCCGAAGTTAGTTTCCCCAGCATATTCTGTAGAGAGATTGTTAACTTTGGAAACTGTTACACAAGGATAGTTCCATCCGGGACACTTGGATACAAACTTAATCTGTGTGTACTTAGCTTTCTCCCAACTTGAAATGGCCTCCTGTAGCTTCCAATTAGGGTCTACATTTTTATTGATAACGTAGATCGTGACCGTTTGTACTTCTGGGGTGCCCAATGACACACTCGACGGCTGTTCGGGCGTTACAGGTGCCATTGTGGGCGAATGAGAGGCATCTGAGGGGGTCACGTAGCGGTGGGGATCGACCGCGCAGCCCGTTAATAAACACGCAATCACCACTAATTTTAGTAGCTTCATTAGTCACTCCCAATACTTCTGATTCGAATAGATAGCCTCTGACAACTTATCCAGATCATTTTCATTAAGATCAAAATCACCTGAATCGGCAGCTTTAGCTACAGCTTTCATAGCTGAAACCTCATCTGCCTCAAGATCTTCAACAAGAATCTCTTCAATTGCTGAGTGGAATTTAAATCTAGCCATTAGTTCACCTTCCTGTATCTATAGATTTCCCACATCTGATGGAGAAAACGCTTTACACGTTTCTCATCCCAGAGAATATCTAAATCCTCCCAACCAATATTTGTTCTGAATTGCCAATACCCAGCTACAGGAGTGCGGGATATCTCAAAGGCATCTCCACTTTTCTCAAAATTAGTCCAGTAAGTAGAGATGCCTGTACTTACTCCTACCTGTTGAGTCTCAGGAATGTAGTCAAAGTTAGCCTTGGGATTCTTTCCCTTACCCATTTCGAGATTAACATTATTCATGCACTATCTCTCTTCTCGGCATCTGCTTCATACTTAGCTCTCCACATTACTTCAGGGACTAGCATAACAGGAACCTCCTGTTCGTGATAAGGCTCATCAACTACTACGATGAACCTATCAAGCATATCCCTTTTACCTTTGTCTTCGAACATCTGTATGACAGCATCAGTAGACGTGAATCCTACAGTGTAGTATTTAGACATATCCCAAGCCTCAGTCATATACCATTTACCTGAAGGCTTATAGAAATCTACCTTAACTGATCCACTGTTTTCTGAATAATTACTCATGCCCAGGCCCTGTGTCTTCCCTTATTGTGCTTCTCAAAGAGATGCCAGCGAAAGATATCAATTACCTCACTTAAGAGAAACATCCTCCCACCTTCACCTCGTATTCAGCTTGATTCATTCCTACTTCAAAGCCCAAGCCAAATAACTCAACCCAAATACCTTTTTGAATATCTGATAGACCAGACCAAAAGGCTCCTAAGTTATCTGCTAGGTATGCTCTAATCTCTTCGTCATTCATGTTTTGGCCTCTTATCTACTATATGCCTATGGGTACTATGAGATCCTGGAACTCTCTCTGTTGGTTCAACTCGAAAATCGATATCGTAGCAAATCCAGTTCTCGTACTCCCACTTTCTTAGAGTAATAGTTTCGCCTGTAGCAGACTCCCACTTTTGTTCAGTTAACTTTGGCTCATCCATTATTCATCCTTGGGCTCCTCAGGAACAATACCTCTAAGAATATCCATCAGCTGTTGTTGTAGATCTGCGTGCAACTCAAAGCCTTCAATCATTTCCTTCTTTTGAGCAATGAGATTTGCCATCCAAGTGTCAATAGAATTCTTAACACGCAGAACGTGAACTGTAGTTTCTTCAGTCTGGCCCATACGATCATTACGACCATAAGCCTGGTCTTCTTTACCTGGATTCCATTCTTCATCAAGGATAATCATCTGAG